AGGCGGATCTCGAAAACACCCGGCTGATTGCAAATGTGGCAATTGCCCCAAGATGGGCCGGCCGAAGCAGGTTCGCTCGACCAACGCGACCGTCGCGAGCCGGGTGCTGGCCCAGGCGAAGGCGGAGCAGCTTTGGCTCTCCATGATCGATCTCGAGCGCCGGCGCCTGGGACTGAACAAAGACGGCTCGCTCAGTGAAAAGGAAAAGGGCGCCATCACCGGTCCCGACTACCAGGGGCGTTTTTCGATCATCCCGCTCATCAGTTTGCTTCACTACCTCGAAGATCGAGCCCACGGCAAAGCAGTGCAGACCGTGAACCACCTACACGACAAACCGATCGAAGTGAACCACACCTTCTCGATCTCCGAACGCATCCGCCGCGCGCGCGAACGAGTCGCCGGCCTGAAGCGTGAATAGTGGAGCGATTCCAATTGAAGAGCAGGAGCAAATCGCCGACGACATCGGTCAGTTCGCATACGATCCGGTGGGCTTCGTCTACCACGCCTACGATTGGGGAGAGGGCGATCTAGCAGGCGAAACAGGACCACGCGCATGGCAACTCAAAGTCCTCAAACAAATTCGCGATCACCTCTCGAATCCGGAGACGCGGCACACTCCTTGTCAGATCGCGATCAGCTCCGGGCACGACGTCGGGAAAAGCGCACTCATCGCTTGGGTGACGAACTGGGCGCTGTCGACGTTCGAGGGCGCGCGTGGGACGATCACCGCCAATACAAAAACTCAGCTCGACACCAAAACCCAGCCCGAGATCTCGAAGTGGTTCCGCCTGGCGCTGAACGCGGACTGGTGGGAAGTCAACGTCACCTCGATCAAAACCGTGGAGGATGCGCTACACGGCGAGTGGCGCATGGACCTGGTTCCATGGTCCGAGGACAATCCGGCCGCGGCTGCAGGGCTGCACAACAAGAACAAGCGGCTGCTGATCATTTTCGACGAAGCGAGCGAGATCCCGCTCGTGATCTTCGAAACAGCCGAGGGCGTGACGCTCGACGAGAACACGGAAATCATTTTCCTTGTCGCCGGCAACCCCACTATTAATTTTGGTCCGTTCTTCGATGCCGTGTTCGGAATCTCCCGGCACCGGTGGAAAGTGCATGTTATCGATTCGCGCGATGTCGAAGGCACCAACAAACAGAAGCTCAAGGAATGGGAAGAAGACAACGGAGTGGATTCCGATTTCTTCCGCGTCCGCGCGCGAGGCTTGCCACCGCGATCGAACTCCGGCCAGTTTATTGACCAGGAAGCGATTGAATCTGCAGAGCGCAGGCAGGCGATGTGCTTGCCGGACGATCCACTTATCGCTGGCGTTGACTTCGCATGGGGCGGGGTCGACGACAACGTCGTGCGCTTCCGGAAGGGATTCGACGCCACATGTGTAGCGCCGATCAAAGTCAAAGGGGCCCAGACCAGGGATCCCGCGGTGATGACCGGCAAGCTTGCCGACGTCCTCTCGAAGACCTACGTCATCAACGGGCAGCCCGAGAAAGTGGCGATGATGTTTCTCGATTCTGCCGGCATCGCAGCACCAGTCGAGGCGCGGCTACGCCAACTTGGGTATCAAAACCTCTGCATCGTGAACTACGGCGCGGACTCGCCCAAGCCAGAGTGCGCGTATATGCGCGATTACATCTGGAACGAAATGAAGAAGTGGCTGGCGCATGCTGCGATCGGCAAGGATCCTGCTCTATCGGCAGATCTCGCGAAGCCGCTGCTGGTCTCTGACAAGCTGCAGCGCGTAAAGCTGGAATCGAAAGACGACATGATCGCGCGGCTGCGAAAACTCGGAATCAAGTCTGGCTCGCCAGACGACGGTGACGCCCTAGCTTGTACCTTCGCCATGCCAGTCGCTCCGAAGAAAACAGTGAAGCCGCCGTCCACCGCACGCAAGTCGCACTCACCTTGGGGATAGATCAGCCATGCTGCCGATGAACATGCCGATGAACGGGCCCGGGCCAATGAACAACAGCTTCGCGCAGCGCGCCGGCATGGGAATGCCCGGAGGGATGCCAGCACCAGGAATGGCAAGGCCGGGAGCGACGGTAGGCGCGCAGCCAATGCAAGCACAGCCGATGCCGGTCGCGAACTCCCTGGCGCGTCCCGTGATGCAACCAGGCGCGATGCAACCAGGAGCTCAGCCGGCCGTAGCTCCACAGCCACAGCCGGTCATGATGCCACAACCCGGCAATCAGAATTTTCTCCGACAGAGATTAGGGATGACGGCGTAACTCAGCTCCGCATCCCGCAAGGCCAATCGAATTCCAGGAAGGTAAAAACCATGCCATCACCCGCAACTGTCTATCCCGGCGTGCTCACGCAGGACGCCATCAACAAAATACTCGCTGGAGCGATGGTAGCGATTCCGGCTTCCGGTGCGATCGACCCGCACACCGCCGCCCGCTACGTCATCACCAAGGCTGGAGTGGCAGCGTTGACTCTGGCAGCTCCGACCGCCGGCGCGGATGACGGGCTAACCATCGAAATCACCTCCGTCACCGCCAACCAGCACGTGCTGACCGCAACTGGCTTGCTAGTCGATGGCGCGGGCCACGTGAACACAGCGACTTGGCCGGCTCAGCTCGGCGGCACGGTCGATCTGGTTGCCTACAACGGCAAGTGGTACGTGCAGAACTCGCAAAGCATTACGTTCGCTTAAAGCCTTTCCGGCGCGTCCCTGCAGTCTGCGCGCCGGCGCGGGCCTTCTCTGTTCCCTCGCGACAGCGGCTCCACGCTGCTTTCGAACAACAGAAAGGCCCGCGGTCTCCCTTACTCAATATGCCGATACCGAATAAAGTGATCGAGATCACGCACTCGACGAAAGTCCTGCCCTGCGGCAAGTGTGGACGCAACCTGGTCGTGCCCGAGAGAACGGTTCTCGCCTACTGCCAGGACTGTTCGCAGGGGCTGGGAGTGAAGCGCTGATGGCTGAGTTTCGCTGCTACGAGAGGCAAGTCATCTACTGCGCCGAATGTGGCTGCGCTCTGCGTTGGGAACGGCGACCGGATGCGAAAGACAGCTGGATGCTGGTACACAGTTCGTTTCTCGACTGCTCGCGGAGTGGCAAGAGCTTTTACGCAGCTCCGCTGGCGATAGAGCTAACAGAAATTCCGAGCGAATTCCGAACGAACCATCCGAACCGTCCGCCCTTTGAAACATTCAAGGGTGCGACCTGCAAAGGCTGCTACGCGTTTGGCACGGCATGCGGACACTGCGAGCGGTGTACGTGGGAACAATCTCAACTAAAGAGGCAATTATGAAAAAAGAGAAGATCGAACCGATGCGCGCGATGCGCATCGAAATTCACCGCGGCCCCTCACCCAAACGCAAAGTGACGGGCTTCACCGTTCACCACGACATGGTTCCCAAGGCGACGAAGTCGAGCGCCTTCATGGAAGACACCTCACACTCGGTTCCCTTCGGCGCCGACCAGCACGAGGAGATGATGGATCACATCCACGATCATACCTCCGCCCAGCTCGGCGCTTCTGGCGACAACGCCGCCATGGGAAAAGGCCAGGAAGCGGAGAACGAGAAAGACGAAGACTAAGCGATGCCAGTCCCCCTCAAAGAGCGTCAGCAGATCAACCACCAGCTGAAGACGCTGGGCTTTGGCGGCCTCGAAGACCGCAATCTCTACGCCCAGATCGCGACGCTCTACACGAACCACGATTCGTTTCGCGGTCTGCTGATGTCGACCGCGCCCGATCAGCGGCGCATTGCCTACGAGGCTCTGCGGCAGCATCTGTCGTTCACTCCGAAGCCGCTTGACGTCTACGAAGCAGAGACCAAGGCCAAAGCCGAGCGCGAGCAGTGGAACATCGCCAACGGCACGGCGTACTCCACTCCGTTCAAAGTCGGCGAGATCGAGAGCGACGAATATCGACTGGAGCAGTTAGCCCAGGACGCGATCGAAGCCGCGAAACACGCCGAGGCGAAAGGTGTGATGGAGCTGGTTTGCACGAACTGCACCCTTGGCGGCCGATTTCCCGCCGACACGCGCAAACACGCTTTGAAAGATGCGCAGGCGGAAGGCTGGCGCTGGGCGGAACGCAACGGCCAGATGAAAACCTACTGCCCGAAGCACGTACCTGGTCGCTGCACCATGACGCTTGAATGCTCGGAGTGCGGCATCAAGCAACGGCGGCGCGTGTGGGACGAGCAAGACGGCTATCGCGACGCGCGGCTGCTCGGTTGGACTATCGCTGAAAGTTCGATGTGTCCGGAGTGCTCGGTGAAGCCGGTGCTGGTGCAGTGAAGGTTGTGCGACTAGTCCGTGCGATCTGGAATCGAGAGCCCCGCGGCCACATTCACGATCTGTGGCTTGAGCTCACGGGCCAAGCAGTTCTCTGCGGAAAACCTCCGCATCAGTACCTGATTTTGAAGAAATACCGCTAAATCCCCCCCCCCCGTGTCCGCTCCCGATCCCAAAGAAATCCGCGAATGCTTCACCGACTATCGCTCGGAGTGGGACGACATCCGCAGCGAAGCCGAGACCGACATGCGCTTCGTCGCCGGCGATCCCTGGGATCCAGAAGATCGCGCCGACCGCGAAGAAGCGGGCCGTCCCTGCATCTCGCTCGATGAGTTGAGCCAGTACCTGAATCAGTACATCAACAATCTGCGGCAGAACCAGCGCGCCATCCAGGTCATGCCGAAGGGCAATGGCGCAGACGATGCCGACGCCAAGAAACGCTCGACCCTCATCATGGGGATCGAGGAGCGCTCGAACGCCCAGCTCGCCTACATCAACGCTGGACAGTGTGCGGCGGAGCGCAGCTACGGATTCGCGGTGATTCGCACCGAGTACAGAGACCAGGTCAGCTTCGATCAGGAAATTCTGATCAAGCCCATCTTGAACCCGGACACAGTGTTGCTGAACCCGAGCTACAAACAGCCAGACGCCTCCGACATCAGCGACGCCTTCCTGCTCGACCTGATGCCGAAGAAACTGTTTCAGCAGAAATTCAAAAAGGCCGAGATCACCGACTTCTCCGCCGACTCCGCATCGGGGATCTCCGACTGGATCAAAGACAAATACGTCCAGGTCGCCGAGTTCTGGAAGATCGAGAACGACTACAAGACGCTGCTGTTGATCGAGACCGAAAAAGGCCCGGTGGTTTTCACCGAAGACGAGTGGAAGAAGGCGAAGGAACTTGGGATTAAAGGGAGCGTCAAGCGCGATCGCCGCGTCGAGATCCCCAAGGTGATGCAGTACTTCACCAACGGCCTCGATATCCTCGACGAGGTTCCCTGGGCGGGGACGCGGATCCCGATCATCAGCTGCTTCGGCAAAGAATTGTGGATGACCGAAGGCGGATCGGCAAAACGCAAACTTGTTTCGATGGTGCGCCTGGCGCGCGACCCGCAGATGCTCCTGGCTTACTTCGCCACCGGAGAGTGCGAGGAAGCCGGGCAGATTCCGAAAGCACCGTTTGTCGGCGCAAAAGGCCAGTTTGAAAGCGACAAGGACGTGTGGGAGGAGATCACCAAGATCCCGCACTCCTACGTGCAATACGATCCCATCACTGACACCACCGGACAGACGGTGCTGGCGGCGCCCACCCGCCCCAACTGGGTGCCGAACTTTCAGATCTGGGAAGTGGCGAAAGATTCCGCGCGGCGCTCGATCCAGTCGGCGATGGGGAGCTCGCCTGAAACGACAGCGATGCAGCGCGCCAATCAGAAGTCCGGCATCGCGCTCGAAAAGC